GGCTCAAATGGCTACTGCTATGAAGTCGATGTTCCCTACGTGGTTTGGGGGACAGGACGTTGGAACTTTAGCGGCAATGGTTGCTCATAGTGGTGGAACTGTAGGGTCGATAGCGACAAGACGCACAGTACCTGTAGGTACTTTTGCTGGAGCTCCGCGTTTGCATAATGGTTTAGCATCTGATGAGTATCCTGCTATACTGCAAAGAGGAGAAGAAGTCATACCTAAAGACGGTGCAAAGTCATCTGATAGGGTAGTGACCGTGAATGTTAATGCAATAGATGGAGCGAACGCCTTCCAATTTTTAAGTCGAAATAAGAAAACACTTGCTTCTCTTTTGCAAGGATCTTTAAGACAGAACCACCCGGTACGAAAGGGAATGCGTAATGGTTAATTTGGTACTATCTGATAAAATTAGTGTGGGCGAACAATCACCGAGGGTTACGCGGTACGAATGGAAGTCCGAAGTAGTTACTTACGATAGCGGTAAAGAACAAAGGAATCAAGTATGGGAACGTCCGAAGCGTTATTGGACTTTTAATTTTAATTGGCTCACGGCTACTGCAAGAGCTGAACTTTTGGAAATATTTAATCGAACAAGGGGTATGTACAATACGTTTTTGCTTGCTGATGTTATTGATTATGCTTGTGGTTTAACTGATTGGAGTTACACGGCTACTGGTACAGAAGCAACCACACAATTAGCTAAAACGTACTATAAAGGCGAGACAGAGGAATGGACTGAAAACAAAACAAGGATACAACCCAGTGCCAAATACACACCGACTATTAAAATAGACGGTGTTGCTCAAACGGAAGGTGTTAATTTTACTTTAGATGATGGTACAGGTATCATAACTTGGACGTCAGCAATTACAGTAGGAAAGGTAATTACTGCTGATTATCGATTTTATTATCCAGTAAGATTTGTTGCTAATTCGAAAGAACTTACTGAGCATCAAATAGGCTACCATGATGGTTTTGCTGATTTGATAGAGGTTATAGAATGAGAATAGTTAACCAAGATTTTATAGATGCTATTGAAGAGCAGTCACTCAAACTTGCTGAGTTATTTATAATAGAATTAGCAGGCGGTGAGGTGTATCGTTACACTACGCATGATACAGATATAACTTGGGATGCAGGTGGTAATACGTACACTTCGACTACGATGGCAAGATCGCCTATTGAGTTCACTAATAACTTTGAAAGCGACAATGTAAAGGTTTTCTTCGGTAATCTTGAAGGAGACTTTTATGATAAAGTACAAAAAGACATACTCGAATCAGTCAAAGTTACAATAAAGCGTATCCTTTGGAATGAAACATATGCCGCTGATTTAGAAATAACATTATTCAGTGGCTTTGCTGATATTGATTTTGACAGACAAGTTTTAACTTTTACTTGTAGACCTGTAGCGGACACTCTCAATTTACAGATACCAAAAAATACATATCAAGAACCTTGCAACAATTCACTGTATGATAATTTGTGTGGGTTATCAAGATTGCTTTATGCTTATGCGGGAACGGCTACAGGTGGTTCTAATCTTACTTTGACGGATACTGGTAGAGGTAGGGTTTACAAAGTTCCATTTGATGGAGGAGATGAGGATAATCCATTAGTGGTAGGTGACACTTTTGGAAGTGCGGGGAATGATTTTTCCACTGACTCAGATTGTATGGCTGTTTTTGAATTAGATAACGGAGCTCTAACAGCGGATTCGCAAGGCACAAATACACTAACTAATTCAGGAGTGACCAATGATACGTCAGACTATAAACGAGGTGACGCTTGTGGCGTTTTTTCCTCATCTGACCGTCTGGAAATAACAGATGCTAATTTGGATGCCAACTTTCCCCTAAAGAATGGTGATGCGAATAAGAAAATTTCTATCACCGCCTGGGTGAAGTTTTCTTCTTTACCCACCACAAGTCAGTGGCAAATAATTGCTTCTAAGTGGTATAGTGCAGGCGGTTCTCGTTCTTATGGTGTGGGAATCTATAATAATGCTGGCACAGTTCGCTTTAGCTTCCTCTTAGGATATAATGGTGGGGCTTCCACAGAATCTATCGTAGGTTCTGCGATGGCCGTTGCTCAGGATAAATGGTATCACGTTGGCTTTACTTATCAAGATAGCGATAAATCTTATAAGATTCGTATTTATGATCTTGATGCCGCTACAGCTTATGAAGATACTGGAAATACAACAAACAATATAAATGTTGAGGATGCGGCTTTTAATTTAGGTAGGTATGTAGTTGGAGGTTACCTGCAGGGCAGGTTGGATGAAGTGGCCGTGTTTAAGGATATTCTTACATCTAATGAAATAGATGATATTCGTTCAAATGTTTATGGTGTATCCACTGAATACGATTTAATGGCCATTTCCTATGAAACCGCAAGTACAGGATATTTATGGTACACGAACGGGGATGAGGGTGATATACCTGATGACACCGTCTGGACCACAGATGGAAATACAGTTATTATAAATGGAACCCCTGCAGTAGATGCTACTTTTTATGAGCAGGGTGAATTACAAATGACGAGTGGAGATAATGATGGTTTGCGCCGTCCTGTTTTATCAGACATCAATAGCATCTTAACTGTAATTTGGCCTTTTCCAAATGCGGTAGAAATTGGTGACACTTATAATGTATATCCGGGTTGTGATAAAAGAGCAACGACTTGTCTTAACAGATTTGATAATGCGGATCAATTCGCAGGCTTTTTGTATATACCAAAGATAGAGGACGTGATGCTCTAATGGATTTGAATGATCGCATAACTGAAGAAGCAAAGAATTGGTTGAATGTTCCTTACGAACATAGAGGCATAACCAAAAGAGGTTGTGATTGCACGGGTTTACTTATTGGCGTATTACAAGCGTTGGGTCATGCCACTAATTATATACCACGCGTACATCCAATGGATTGGAATTTACACGATATGGCTGATGATCATATCGTTAAAGAATTAAGTAAGGTAGCAGATAAAGTAACGAAACCAAAAAAAGGTGATTTTGTTTTATTTCGTTTTGGTCGCTGTGTGTCTCATGCAGGAATAATGATCACGCAGAATAAGTTTATTCACTGTTTTAAAGATGCTAAAAAATGTAAGTATAGTATTATGGATGGTACTAATCAGTGGTCTAAAAGGCTTGCTGGATTTTATAGAATAGATGTTGGGAGATTAAAGTGAGTAATGCCTGGCTTCGAGTAGGTATGGCAGTTGGCGGTGCTTTGATAGGAAGTTACTATGGGGGCATATACGGCTTTCAATCTTTTGCTACAGGGGTTGGTTGGTTAGCGGGATCATATTTAGGTACGATAGCATTTCCTACCAAATCAAATACCCCTACTCCAAAAGTTTCTAATTATCCAATACAAACATCTGCGAAGGGATCACCAGTTCCTATAATCTACGGCACGTGTAGGGTGGCGGGAAATATTATTTGGGCAGGACCATTAGATAAGAAAGTGATCGAACATTCAACGGGTGGTGGTAAAGGAGGAGGGGGTGAGGCCACATCGTATGAAGTTCAGTATGAGCGTTCATTCTTATTGGCTTTATGTGAAGGTGCGGCTTCTGTTACTCGGGTATGGAAAGGCGGAGAAGAAATAGATTTGGCTTTGTTTACTCAATTTAGTGGTGCAAGCAATAGTGGTATAGGAGATTTGATTGAAGAAGATTTTGCTGAATATAAAAATGTCTGTTGTGTTTATACGGAGAATTTCAAATTAGGTAACACGGGTAATATTCCTAATTTTGTTTTTGAGGTAGGTAATGGCAGGACTGGAATAACTTTATTAGGTAATGAACAAGCTACGTATGCCGTAGCCGGTGCAGATATGTCAGCACCAACCGCAGGAGAATCTACCAGAAACATAGGGGAGGATCCAGTAAGTGGATTAGATATTATAGGTATTCCTTATACGAATTGTCCTTGGGAAGTTGGCGACCATGTGGTCATAATTGGAAGTCAGTTTTATACGGCCTACACAAGTGCTTTTGAAATATATAAAAAGACTGCTACAGAAATGCAGATATTGAAAAATGGTTATAATGCTGAAACTTTTGATGGGAAGGAAATGGTGGCCTTATGTGTTAATGGAACTAACAGCCGTTTCAAAACTTATTCGGTATTGGAAGATGAGGCTTATCCTAAAGGTTATGCTCAGGATTCCTCAGGTAATTTATATATGGCGGGACTGTGTGGATTCCAGAATGGTCCGGGTCTTTGGAAGATGGGTGAAGATTTTAACTGCGAAGCGTGGGACTTTTTTGAGGGTTCTTATTCTGTAGGATACGGTAGGAAGTGCCCTGTATTAAATTCTACTGGAGATAAGATATACACTACAGGCAGAAGAGGCGATTCTATAATAGTTCACGACACGGCTACGGGTGAGCGTTTATCTATTTGGAGTGGTAGCACTTATGATGTAAATATAGAGATGAACTCCCAAGAATTTGTAATGGATTATTTGGACAACGTATATATAGGAAGTGCCTATCACTCCGACTGGGCAATCTCACAAGCACAAATGGGTTTGACTTGTATGGACAAAGACGGAACCCATATATGGACTATTCCTTATTTGGACACAGACTATACTACTTGGTCTATGGCCATTGATAAGGATAGAAATTTGGTAGCAATAGGCGGGGGACTTCAAAGTTTCACTCCAGGTGCGGCTGCTCCAGGAGTTGAAGGTGAGTGGAACGTGGCTGTTGTTGATGTCACCTTTAATCCTTTGAATGAGGCTTCTCCTTATTACAAAGTCCTTTGGGCGGCGAAGATTCCTGGAATTATAAATACAGCCACACAAACCTACGGGATGGTATTCAAAGGAGGTTATCTTTACTGTGTAGGAGAGCACCCAGCAGTAAAAATTGATG